CAATCATATATTTATAACTTAAAAACACGAATTTTGTGCAATAAAAAAACCCCTACCGAAGTAAGGGCTTCTTTGCAAGTTATATGAAGGATTAATTGGAGCTTAGTTAGTTACTATTAAAGCGTCGTTTGTACCATCGTTAAAGATAGCAGCTAGTTCGCTTTCAGTAGTACAATCTAAGAAGTTAGCTGGTATTCTTTCCATTGCAGTAAATGTAAGGTTATACCCGTTAAAATCTCCCATTGCAGTTCCTGAAGAAACAGTACCAGCAGTTACGTCGCAACCTTGCTCAAGTCCAGCCAAGAAATACTGGTGGTCTCTAGTTTCAACTACAATTCTAGGACGTCCGTAAGCTAACATCTTAACGTTTTTGTGTGTAGCAATATCTTGCTTTTTTAATTGTGCAGTTAATACTTGCTCAAAGAACGTAGTACCGTTATCTCTAGACGTTTGAATAGTTTGCTCAAAACCATTAGCACCTTTCAATTCATATTTGTACAAAGACAACTGAGAAGCTGGAGTCCATGCCTCTATTACGTCTGAGTTTCCTGAAGTACCGTAAGTAATATCTTCAGTTGCTAAATCTCCATAGTTAATGAAGTAAATGTTTAAAAGTCCCGAGATTGCATCTTTACAGGCTTCTAATCTTCCGTTTGCTATATCGCAGCTCATGTTATTTAGTTTTAAATGTTATTAAAAAAAAAGGTGGTGTTTATTGCACCACCCTTTATTAGTTTATAGTTTAATTAGATTCCGTAAGTTACCACGTCAGAAGCAAAACCGTATTTCGCATCAGCAGAAAAACGCATTACTACTCGAACATTTTGTGAACCATCTACATCAGCCATATCCAATACTCTAACTTCGTTTTGGTCATTCATCAAACCAGTTGCAAAGAACAAGTTTGAAGTTTGAGCAAGTAAAGCAGTATTTGAAGCAAGACCAGGCGCTAAGAATACTTTAACACCATCAAAGTAAAGGTCTCCTAGAACTTGGTTAGTTCCTTTATTGTCGTAACCGTTAGCACCTACTCCAGCAGCAGCAAAACCACCTAAAGCACGAACATACGCACGGTAAACATTAGAAGATACGTAAAGTCTCAAATCTTCTTTTCCGTACAATGCAGCAGGTAAAGCATCAATAATTAACCCTAATTCAGTAACTACGTTAGCAGCAGTAACAGTAGTTCCAGCGATTTTTTGACCAGCTGGTAAAGAAGCGTCTACGTCTAATTGTCTCATGATTCCTGAAAACTCACCAGCAGAAGCATTGTTACCGTCCCAAATAGTTAATTCCATTTGTTGAGCAACTTTCTCAGCAGCGTGTGCAATTAAGAAATCAGCGAAAGACTTAGGCAATACGTCAAACGCAGAGTAACCCATTTGAATTGCATCCCAATCTTGTCTGAAATCAGATTTACACAATTGTAAGTTAACTTGGAAATACTCAGGTTGCAATACTCTTTCAGTCAAAGTTAAAGTAGAAGTAGGGTCAAAATCACAAGTTGCATTTTTAACGATTCCGTCAGTAGCTACTCTTTTAATGACTTGTTTGTACTTAACGTTAGGCATGATAGTAATTCCGCCTTTTTCTAGGGTTGGACAGCTTAAAAGAGCTGCCGCGATGTACTTACCAGCGAATTCACCAGCGTACGTAGTTGTAATTGAAGTTGTTGTTGGCATTTTATTTTTATTTAAAAATTAATTATTACTTATTTAGTTTTTCTAATACTGAATCCATTATTGATCGTTCTCTTTTAGAAGCAATTTTAATAGTTTCAACTTTGTTTTCGTTTTCAGGATTGAAAGAAATTGGTTTAACTTCTTCAGAAAGTTCTACTTCAGTTTCTTCTTTAACCTCTTTTAATTTGCTTAATTCAGCTTTTAAAGTTTCGTTTTCTTCTTTTAGTTTTTCTATTTCAGAAAAGAACGTTTCTTTAACTACGCTTTCAATAGTCTTTTTAGGTGCTGTTTTTTCTGTTTCCATTTCTTCTTTCTTTTCAGTCTCTACTTCTACTTCTTCTTCAGGCATTTCTTCTTTTTCTACTTTTTCTTTGATTTCAGAAATAACACCTTCTTCGATTACTACTAAAAGACGACCGTCCTCCATTTCATATTCACCGATAGGCAAAGGAATTTTTTGTTCGTCTTCTGTTACGATAAATACTTCGCTACCACCCTCGAACATATCAGCTTCTAAAACTGTTACTCCGTCCATTAGTTTCATTTGCTCTAACTTTACTTCCATTCCTAGTAAAGTTTTGATTTGATTGATTAGGCTATTTTTCATTTTTATTTTATTTTATAATCCAGATTTATAGTTACTCATTGTTTTGGCTAAATCTCCAATTGCTTTTGCGTTATTCATATATCCTTTAATTTCGGATTTTATTTTTTTCTCAACGCTTTCCATTTGAGGGTCTAAACCTAATCCTATTTCTTTTGCTTTGGCTTTTAAAACATCCATATCTTTTAAAGTAGCATTACCAAAAGCAGCAATAGCGTTGTAATTATTAAACGCATCTATAATAGAATTTTCAGCTTTATTTAAAGCTTTTTTCGCCACATCTCTTTGACCTAAATATTTTTGAAACGTTGCGATAATATCGTCTCTTAAAGCTAAATTAACTTCGTGAGAAGCTAAATTTGTTGTTTCTTCTTTGAATAGTTTACTGAAAACTGTTTTTAGTGTATTCATAACTTATTAACTTTTTAATTTTAACTTGTTCCTTTTTTAGCTGTTTTGACGAACGATAGTTCTTACTCCGTTGTTTTCTGTTACATTTACTACATCTGTTCCTGTACCAGCTGTTTTGCCTATACCTTGGGCTTCTAGACTACCGTCGCAACATTTCTTTTTATAAGTTCCGTCTTTACATAGACAACCTCTTTTGCCACCTCGTGGACTTACTTTACTTTCTGTTCCCATTATTATTTATTTTTGATTTGTTCTAACTTTCTTTGCGCCCACTCAATACCAGCATCTCCACCCCAAGCAAGCCACATTAAACGTCCGCAGCCGTCCCCTAATTCCTTTTGTGAATTTTCTTTATGCCTAGCAAAACTTGCCATCCTAGAAATAGTTTCTTCAGATATATTTTCACCGTTGGCTAACTGGTTAGCGCGTTGTTTGCCTACAGGTGTACCGCAATCACCCCATCCGTTTTCTTCAACCCATCGTAATGCTATCTTTGCGTTTTCAATAGCTTCTTTAGGGTAGTCGTTGTAAGTTTCTAATTTATACTGTTCGTCTTTTAGTATTAAATCACGAATAGCTTTTATTAACGCTTCTTCTTCGTTTTCTTGTAAACTCATTTCGTACTTGTCTACAAAGTAACCTTCAATACTAAACCCTTTTACTTCACCAGCTTTTACCTTGTTCCAAATCTCATCGTTATTCACCTTCATTGAAATCATCCACGTTCCTTTAGGTAAATTAAAACCATACTTAACAGACTTGTCTAGTTTCTCATCTTCAACAATCCAGCTTTCAACTACACTCATCCCCTCTAGCATTTTCTTTTCGTGTTCTAGTGTAGCGTTATTTTGATTAGAACGCATTAAAAATAGTTCACTAGCTTTGCGTACCGTATCCTCACTAAAGTAAATGTAAAATTCTTTGTCTTTGTTTTTACGGTATATCTGTTTATTAGGAACTAAAGCAGCGCCCATTAAGATACGTTTTTCAGCATCTACTTCTTTTAATTCTACTTCGTGTTTTTTTAGGGCTACAAAGTTTTCTTCTATCGCTGGGCTTTCAACTACCGATACGGCATTAATACCGCTTTCTATTTTTGCTTCGTCTATTAGCAATTCTATTATTTCCATCTTTGCCATAATTCTTTAACTTATAAAGTTGCGTTTTGTACTCTATTCCTATCTAAGGCCTGTGCGCTTGTTACCTCACCACTTACTACGTATGCTTGTACGGGCTGCTGTTGTAACGTCGCTAATTGGTTTATTCCGCTTGTGCCTATTGTTTGAAAATTAGCAGTCATTGAAGTTTGTGGGGTTGGTACATCGCTACTACCTCCACCACCTGAAGCACCACCGCCAAAACGTGAATTAGCAATCTTAATAATGTTTGCAGCACCTACCGCAGCAGCAATACCAGCTTCTACAAATTGTTGACCTGTTGCAAGTTTAATAGGGTTGCCACCAGCTGTTAAAGCACCTGTTACCGCCATAGCTGTATTCGTAATTGCAGCGCCTAGATTAAAAGCTTTCTGTATTAAAAATTGACGTTTAGCAGCTTGTTCGTTTTTAGCATTAAAAGAACCAGCTAAATCAGATAATGCGCTAAAAGTGTTTCCAGCAAGTTCAAGCGTTTTTTGTCTTAACTCGTTTCTACGGGCTATTTGTTTTTTAAGGTCTTCAGCATCCTTTTCGTCTTGTTCTTTTTTATACTTGCGAATTATATCCGTCTGTTCCTTGTTAAATTGTTCGGTTAAAGCTTTTTCTAATTCAGCATTATTTTTAGCAGCTTCAAATTTAGCATCGTAAGTTTGTGCTAATTCAAATAATTCTTGGTCTCTTTTTGAATTCCTTAATTTTTGTAACTCATTATATTGGTCATCTTCTTGCTTTATTCGTTCCGCGTTTTTTTGATTATAAGCGTCTAATTCTATTTTGTCGTATTTATCTGTAATACCTTGTAATTCTTTTTGTAAATTGTCGTCTATTAACTTTTGCGCATCAGCTAATTGTTTTGCGTCTACTATTTTTCCTTGTGAATTTTTAATTAAATCTTCTTTTTCACGCTTTGCTTTTTCTTCAGCTAATGCTTTTTCTTTAGCTTCTCCATCACTCATTAAAGCTAAACGCTTGTCTATTAATTCACGTTCTAAATCTAGTTTTTCTTTTGTTGCCTCTCTTTCCGTATTAACGCTGCTTCTTGCGGATTCTCTATCAATGTTTTTTATTTCTAATTTAAATGAAGCTTGCTGATCTATTAATTCAGTTAATTTATCTTCAGCGGCTTTTATTGCTGCATCTCCTTCAGCTGCTGTTGCCACGGGGTCAAAAACTAAATTTGCCAAATAGCTGGTCATATCTGCACGCAAGCTTAAGCTTTCATCAATTGCACCTATATAAGCCAAACCTTCAGAAACTGCATCAATAGTTGCTAAAATAGTTTGAATAGGTATTGTTATAAACATTATAATACCCTCAAGTATTTCTTTATTTCTTTTTGCCGCTTCTACTTGTGCAATTTTAGTAGCTTTTTGATTTGCTATATTTATTTTAGCGTTTTGAATTGCAGTATCTAAAGCAGCTACTTTTAATTTAAGTATGTCTTTTTCGCTTTTACCCTGTAGCTTTAAAATATTATCTTGTTTGTTTAGCGAATTAACTTTATCTTCACTTGCTTTTAAATTTGCGTCCGTCTTTTTGTTTAACTTGGTTTGTTCTTCAGAAACACCATTTACCGCAACTTTTATTTCGTCCCAATAAGCGACAACCGATCCCAAAGCAACTACAAGCGCACCGATACCCGTAGCAATTAACTCGGTTTTAATACCTTTTAAAGCAGTTCGTGCTACCGTACCCATAG